TTCAGCGGTTGATTTTGAAGGGTCTTTAATTTCGGCATCTAGTTTTTGCTGAATAGCCAAATTACTATTTATAGTATCTTGTAATGCTTTATATTTTTTAACATTTGCAAGAAAAGATTCATAACTTGAATTAACCTCTGACTGTAAAGCTGCTTGTCTTTCCAACGCTTCAACAGCCGAATCTAATTTATTTTTTTTTGCCATAATTTTTAATTATTTTCTTTCTTTTGTGTTATAACCTTGTGAATCTAAAAGTCTAATATAAATATTTTCTTCTGTAGATGATTTACTTGTATTTTCTATATAATATATTTTAATTATATCACACAAAAATATATTCTCTTGGTCGGTTGATTCCTTTACTATTATTTTGAAACCCATAGAACCATTTTGTAAAACTTTATTTTTTTGAGTTAAATCATCATCAAAACTAAACCTTTTAACTGTTACAGCATAATCACCTTCATATATTTCACCAGATTTAAGTATAAAATCTGTTGGTTCACCTTTCTTATTATAATATCTTATAGATACTGATTCTTGAGGTTCAAATGAAACTTTACCACCAACACTAAAATTATCACCTAATCTATCAGATATTGATTTATCAGCATACCTACCAACTAAATTTAATGTTGGTACAATTCCAGTACCAACAGCTTTACCACCCTCAAGTTCAACCCTTAATAGTTGCCAAAAATTTGGTTGAGTATAAAACGCAGCTTGTAATGTTTTATCTTTAGCTAACATCTCAACAGTCACCTCAACAGCTTCCTTACGTTTTTCATCATCGTTGGTGTAATCTTTTTCTGACTCTTCTTCTGGTTCATCAACATCTTCACATGTTTTAATATATTCAATATCTTTAATGTTTGTTAAATTAATAACTTTACTCCTCTGTGAACTTCTAACTTCTACACTTACGGTTAAAAATTTATTGTTTGAACTGTACCAGTTTTTTTTATTTAATTCATATAAAGAATCTTCAGCTTCATCATCACTTAAATCACCATTAATTTTAAATACAAACGTATCACCCTTAAGTTTATTAGTTTCATCGGAAATTATCTGAGTTACATAAACTCCATTTGATACATCATAACAACAAAAATCTATATCACCTTCAGTTGTTATAAATTTAATACCGTTACCAGTTTTAACTTTTGATAAAAGCATATATAACGTTTCATCAATACTTGTAATTAAATTTTCTGAAATCTCATATTCTTGACCATCTTGATTATCTTTAAGATTACCAGTTGAATCTACTTCTTTATTATTTCTAAATAATTCAATAGAATTAACGTCCCAAGTTTGTTTTTTACCATCCTTAATAATCTCACCAATATCCATCTTGTTGGTATCTGAAATTTTATTTTTATGTAAAAATGAAATATTTAATTTATCATCAACTAGAGATGTTGATGTAATACCAAATCTATAATTTTTATAAACACCAGTATCAATATTATCCATTAATATTTGACCATTTATAGAATCTAACACATTAAAATTTAATACATTATTTTTCCAATCTATCTTTATTGTATCACCTTTTATCGCATCAGTAATTACCTCACTGAAAGAACCTTCTAACAAAAGTCCTCTTAGTTTACTATATTGTGCTTCTGTTATTATTAGTTTTTTATTCATCTATCAAAAATGTTTATTATAAATATCGAACAAAACAAAAATACCCACAATAAAGTAGGTATTTTGTTATGATAACGGTAAGTCACCTTTATTAATTCTAGATTTAAGTGCATCACCACTAACAGTTGTTGTTCTATTTCCTTTAGAACCATTAGTTTTTGTTTGCTCTTTATCTTTTTCTATTTGCTCTTCTCTCTCACCAGCCTCCTTAGTTAACATACCTATAAAGAATCTTCTTTCATAAGTAGGCATACTAAGAACATCATTATATGTGAATCCTTTTAAGTACTGAGTACACATATAAATTTCCTCAAGTAAAGGAACTTTATACTCTATAGTTAGGCCAAAAAAAGTTGAAGTTAAGTGGAAGAAATGTACTAATGGACCCTCCCCCTGGAGTCCCAATATTGATATTTAAATCAATACCACTTTCAACCTCAGTATAATAAGTGTTGAATGCTTTAGCATCACCAATTCTCATCGAATTAACGAATTCCCTAATATTACTTCTATTTTTATCACCATTAACTTCAACAACCATAGCTTCTAATCTATATGTTGTTGAGTTATTAACTATTTTATCTTTTGCCGTATCATTATCAACCATGTATTCTATAGTATCAACATCACCACATGTTAATAATTTAAATTTAATTTGGTTTTTAGTAATAGGTAATAAAAAATCAAAATATCCATTTTCATCTGGTTCAACTCCTAAATTTTTTGTTTTTAAATCATTAAGATTAACCTCTGTCTCAAAAGGTTCATCCAACTCATCTAAAAGAGTTATAGGATACATCTCTCCATAACCAGTAGCTCTCAACCAAATCATTATAGCATTTCTATCACCAATCGTTAAATCTTTATATCTTAACTCTGGTTCCAAAATTTTTCGATTAATAAGAATCTCTAAAAACTCACCACTCTCTAATAAATTTGGGGAAGTAAGTATATTTTCATCAGCAGTGGTCATATAAGCAACTCTAATGTTAGCTTTTCTATTTCTGTACACTTTACCTTCAGAAGGTAATGGAATAACGTCAAACGGTGCATTATAGTTTGGTTGACTTATCTCCAATATGTATGGGTTTACATTAGAAGGACTCTTACCATGATTATCACCATTATTAACTGGTGGTGTAACTGGTGGTGGTGTAACTGGTACTTGATTAGTATTATCCATTTCATAAATATTTTTAACTGGGTTATTTAATTGAGACATTGATGCCTCACTTTGCTCATGATATCTTCTTGTATCCTCTTTATTTTTACGTAATTGTTCATCACGTAATCTCATTTGCTCCTCAATTATCTCAGCTGAAGGTTGTTTAAAGACTTTTGAAGCACCTTTTTCAGCTAATTCTGGATGTTTAACAACACCTTTAGTGTCACGAGTTAATATTTGTTCTGCCGTCCTCTTTTGCATTTGCTCAACAGCCGTCATATGTTCTTGTGGTGTATCCTCTGGTGTTGATGCACTAACATATATTTCTTTCGTAGCAGCTTTTTTTTCAGCATTGAATGCATCTATTTTTTGTTGCTCCGTTAAATTAACTTCATTCGAACCTACATTTACATTAGTAGGGAATACTTTTGGTTTTTCACTCATATAAAACTTATTTTAAATAATTATAACATTTATAAATAAATATATAAATAAAAGTTTTTTTGTAAATGTTATTATAAATAAAAAAAACCACTCGTTAAAGTAGTTTTTTATTTATAATATATTATATTAAGGATTATGTTGAATATATTCAGTCATTTTGTTAAATACTTCCTCACCATCTTCAACCTTCGTTTTAATATCTTTTAATCCATGATAATTTGAATTAATGAACAACTTAGATTCTTGTGGGTTTTCTTTATCTAATTGATAAATAATTTGACCACCAACAGCAACCTTATCATTACCATTATACTTATCCAAACCAAAAGTATATGTAACACCATTTGAAGATTCTTCTTTATTTTTTAATTCACCAACACCATACGCTACACCATCACAAACAAATGTTATATATTTTAAATCAGTAAATTTATAATCTTCATTTAAACTTGCAACCTCCCTATATTTTTCAATCATAGATGAATGTTTTTCTGGGTTAACATCTTTTAAATTTGTTAATAATGCTCCAATACCAGTTTCATTATTTGGTGTACCGTTTTCTATTTTTTTAAAAGCATCATTTATCTGTGCTACTAAACCATCTTCAGTTGTTAGATTTTCAGTAACCAAACCTTTAGATTGAAGATATCTTTGCTCCGTTAATAAATTAACTTTAGCTAAATTCTTTTTTTTATCAAATCTTCTCATTTTATTTTTATTTATAAATATCTTTATTAAATAAAAAAACCACCCTAAAGAGTGGTTTTTTTTATTGTTTTTTTTTTAGAATAATAATATAGCTCTATCGAATCTCATAGTAGCTGTGATTTCAGCGATACCATCATCATCCATAGATAAGTCACCGAATCCAACATTTGTTAACATTGTACCATCTAGTAACCATTTCTCAATAACAACTCCAGTAGGGTCAAGCATTTCTAATTCAACTGGACGTTTATAACCAGCAGCATAACCTTGACGACCCGTAATTGATTCTGAATGTAAACGAACCCACTCCATAATTGCTTGTGCAGCAGATGGTCCAATTGGGTCTCTAAACGTTACATCAATAGCTTCCCAAGTAAATCTACCTATTACCCATGTAGAAGTGTTTAAGAAAGGAATCTCAACTTCATTTTGTGTAATTGAAGGTCTAGATGCAGAAGATAACCACCATTGTTGGATACCTAAATCTGCTGGGAAAGTAATTAACCAACGATTCTTTTTCTTAGGTTCGTATGGTAATGGCATTTTCATTAATAAATCAGACATATTCTTTTCGTTTTAATTTCTTTGTTTTATTTATATATAAATATATAGTTTTTATGTTTTCTATATATTTTTATTAATTTATTTATCTTTAAGCATTTTATTAGCTACATTTAACATATCTAATTTATAACCTAAATTATTCTCTTTTGAATATCTATTAAAATTATCAGCTATCCTATCAGTTTTATGTAATAATTTATTAGATACATCAATCATACCTTTATTAGTTAAATCCTCAATAAATTCTTCTCTTTTTTTAGGATGTTCTAACGCATTTTTGATTGAGTTCATAATAGATTTATTCTTAACAGCATTGTTTGCTATATTCTCATTTTGACCAGTCAGCTTTAATCCCATCACTTTTGCAAAACCTAATAAAATATCGTTTGAGTTACTAAATTCTTTTTCTTTTTCCTCAAATAATAATATAGACTTATATTGATTTTCCGTTATAATTAACTTTATCATTTTCTTTTACTAATAAATATCTATTAAAACAAAAAAACCCTCGAAAATTCGAAGGTTTAATTGTTTAAGTTTATAATCGTTTAGATGTTATCAAAAGATGCACCAGTATTCATGATTACGAATTCTAATTGAATAAATTCTAAAGCTCTTGTTGGCTTTAAGAAAATTTGTCCAGTTAATTGGTTTCTATCGAAGTCTTCTGGGTCGTTTGAAAGAACCACACGGAAATCTGTTAAACCTCTTTGACTTCTAATGTTATCCAATATTGGGTTTACAAGTGATAAGAATTGATTTCTTACTACTGAATCATTTTGTTCAAATAATAATCTGATTGAAACAGCAGAAATTAATTTTCTTGCTTGTAATAGTAAACGTCTAACGTTAATTCTATTAAGAGCAGTATCTTTAACTTGAAGTGTTTTATTACCCCAAATCTTAACACCATCCGTTGTGAATGTAGCAATTGGGTTGATTCTAGCTTCATATAAAGTATCTCTCTCTTCTAAAGTAAGTACCTTTCTTGCTTGAATCGCATCAACATCACCTCTCTGTACACCAGCTACTGCGAACCAAGGGAATGAAATGTTATCAGTTAATGCTATATTTCTAACTACGTCACGTGTAGGTGGCATGTAGATATATACATTATTTTCAGTATCATTTACTTGAATCCATGGCCAGTAAGTACAAGAGTAATTACTATCGAATAATCCGTCTAAAGTATCAGCGATATCTTCAGATGTTCTTATAGCACCACCACCATCAGTATCTGGAGTAGTCATTATGTATAATGAATCTGCTCTATCTTGTTCAATCATATCGATAGCACCTTCAATTAAGTTAGAGTTATCTACATTATCGATACCTGGTGTTGCAAATACATTAATATTTACAGCTTCTGGGTTTCTAAATGTCCAAATAGCCTCTAAATAAGCGTAGTAATCAGAATTAATACCTATATCACCGTTTGATAAAGTTTTATTTGAGAATGCACCACTAAGTAAACCAGAAGAACCATTAACACCATTTATTAAGAATGAATCTAAATTACTTCTTCTACTTCTATAAATATCCCATCCATCAAATCCACCATAAGGTGCGAATGTAAATTTACGTGCATATATTTTTTCATATGGTCCACCAACAACACCAGCTTCAGTTCTGAAAGTAGCATCACCAACGTCAAATGAATAATTTGGTACATAAGTATTACCGTTAGTATCATATGCAATAGTTACATTATCAATAGTCGCAGCACTAGCATCAACATCCATATGGAATCCATGTGTCATACCAGTCCATAAATCTAATGAACCACTTGAAGGTATACCTTTATAGTCAAAGAAATCAGAATCAATACCTACAGTTTCAGATAAACCTAAATAGAATTTACGTTTATTTTCAAAAGCACCATATTCTGTTTTATATGTCAATTTAGGGTCAACAACAGTAGTATTACTATTTGCTTGATAATCTCTTACTGGAACTCCAACGAACCCAGATGGGAAAGCATCAGAAATATCAGAAGTATCATCTAATTCAATTAATATGAATGAAGATTTTGAAGGATATTCACCATCTAAAGTACCAATACGTCTAGAAATAAAATTATTTGATGTTGGGTTTAAACTACATTTAGAGAATGACTCCAACACTACTGGTTGTGCATCTGTATCTGCGTAAGACCTAACTACTACATCAAATTCTTTAGTATCTAATTTAATATTTCTGATTGATATTTTGAATTGCTCATTTGCAGCATTACCATCAGATATTGTCCAAAATCTGAACAATTTCAACACTTTAGTACCACGTAATTCAGAAACAACATAAGGTGTTACCGCTGGTTGGTATTGTGCTAAATAATCATCGTATTCCTCATTATAATCAACAGTTACTTGATTAATACCTCTAACTTTGTTAGCAGCAACCAATGATTCAAACATTTTATTGTAGAATTCCTCAACATATAAGGCAGTGTTACCATCTTGTGCACCTCTACCTAACGCTCTTGTTAAATAATTTTGTTTTGTTTTATCTAAAGATAATTGGTAATTAAAATTACCTTGTGTTGTTGAAACACCAGTTAATCCAAAGTTACCATCAACATCAGTTATAGAACCAGTTAAACTTGGGTCAAATGTAATACCAGTAGCACCAGTCACCTCAAATGAAGGTAATTGTGTTGATACATCTACAGAACCTCTAGAACGTAATAAAGCAACCACTTTATTTTCTACGTCTGAATAACCAGAACCAGAACAATGTAAAGATACACCAGAAGTTGTACCAGTAATAAAGGCACCACTTACATCATTACCAGTAGCTGTTACATATAAAGTAGTTGATAGACCACTAAATACATCACCAGATTTAGTGAATGTTCTAGACACTGATAAAGTACCACCAGTTGCTAACGTTGATAACGTAGCTAAAGATGCAGTTAATAATCCTTCATCAATTAATGTTTGCATTAATACATCAGTACTAACAAGTGTAACATTTGTATTTGCAGATGTTGCAGTATATGAAATTAATGGGTTAATATTAGTTGTTGATGTAATACCAGTTGTTGAGGTATCTAAAGCAGCATCCAATGTAAGACCCCATCCTTTACCAGCATGAAACCCAGAAAAACCTAATACTCTTGTTACGAATAATTGGTTAGATTGTGTTAAATATGATTTAGCAATATATGGTAACTCATATTTTGGTGCTCCATTATCCTTTATTTTAGTGGCATTTTGACCACCAAAGAAAGATGTGAATTCACCGTAGTTACCTACGAATATTGGTTGAAACGCTGGTCCTATAGTTGTTTCACCAACTAATCCCAATGTTGTAACACCAACTTGACGTGTTATGAACGATAAGTCTTTCTCTGAAGTATATACTCCTGGACTCACAAATACTTTGTTCGGCATAGTTTTCTTTTTTTTGTTTTATGTTATTTACTTTATAGTTTTCTTTATTATAAATATTAACAATAATCCAAAAGTAATGTCTTAAAACAAAATATATCTTTTTAAGTATGTATTTTATCATACTTTTATCATACTT